TAACATCTTTCATTATACATTCCTCCACGCATCAGTTAAGGTTATTCAGGATTCGCGGTTACCGCGACTTCAACACGTACCATCCATGCGTCATTTAAAATAACTGCTTTCTGCATGGTTTTCCAGGCAACATGGCCACGCTGTGCCAGAGGGTCAGAATCACTCGGCTTCGGATTCACAACCATCGGAGTGATTGCATTGGCACCTTTAAGCGGGACAATACCATAAGCATTTTTCGCCAGGAATAAGATCGGATACACATCTGACAGTGTACCAGTTGTCGACAACATGGCTGTACCTGAACCCGCATAGGCACCACCGCCATCCGCCCACGGCTCAAAAATCGTGGAGTAGATGTACCGGACATCTTCAACTTTTCCGATTTCACTTTCATACGGGGTCATGCTGCTTCCGTAATTTTCTACAGGCACGAAACCGGGCATATTACGGATATCAGATTCACAATCAGAATGACACAAAGCAACATAAGCAGGAGCAACTGCCTGAGTGCCATACGCCGGCGTTGATTTGACAACAGTGGTGATTTTCTTACCCATCTGGCGTTTCAAATACCGTGTAACTTTGCGCTGTAAACCGAGAGTGATCGGTGTATTGATATCCGTCCGAACCGTACCATTTGCACGGTAAACATTTGTGCCAGCCTTGATAACGCCGAAACGGGCGATTTCAACCATCTGGCCGGCCTGTTCACCGAGTACTTCCTGCGCCTCACGGAAAACCGGGTCTTCATGCGTATCCATAATCACATCAGTAATTACAATGCGATCACCGAGCTGTTCCAGTGTAACGGAAACATCAGTTGATGTCAACTGCTTACCGGTAGGCGTAACACCTTCAACCAGGACATTGGGCGTTGCCGAAATAGCATTATATCGACGAAACGCAATAGTCTTTGAGCTATTGGAGGGCAGGGGTTTCGCCTGGCCAAACTTTTCAATTACCAAAAAAGGTATTGCTCTTTCCAAAAATTCTTTTGCTGCATAAGCGGCTGTTCTCGGTGAAATATCACCATATGTTGTAATGACTGCCATAACTTCCTCCTGTTAATTTCCGACTGAAATTGCCTCAGCAAACGCTCCGTTAAAATCATCTGCATTTGGTTTGCCTTTAGGGATTGTGTATGACCCACCCTTAACAGCAGTCGCAGCAGTGATCTTTTCTTTTGTTGGCTTTGTAACAATAACAGTCTGATTCTCAATTACTGCCGGTTTGACTTTACCGGTCTTTTCTTTAAATTCATTTAAAAAATCAATTACCTGCTGAGTAGACCCACCTGACATTACCTTCTTTTTCTCAAGAGCTTCTTTGTAAGGTAAACTTTCAACGTAAGTATCAAGTTCACCAGACTCAATGATTTCTGCCACATCTTTGTGGTGTGAAAGAATAGTAGCATAATGGTCTTTTGTTTTTGTCTCAGTGATGGAAGTTACTTGCTGCTCAATCACTGGGACTCTTTCTGAAAAAGGTTTAATGGCTTCATTAATTGTCTTCTTAATGTAAGCATCAAGAGGTTTAATGAAATCATCTCCCATTTCTGAAATAAAACCTTTAATCAATGGGTCTTCAACATCAACTAAAGTTTCCGTTTTACTGGTAACAATAGGCGCGCTTTCAAGTTCTGATAACTTTGCTTGCAGCAACTTATTCTGCTGTTCCGCTTTCGTTATCCGACCTTCCCATGATTTATTACGCTGTTGCTCTTTTTCAAATAATGTTTTGTAGTCAACCTGCTCATCAGATTCATTAACAAGAGGCTTTTCCTTTGCAGCTTCAGTAGCGACATTATCAGCAACCGTAGTTGCAGAGGCCGCAGTATTAATAGCAAGAGGTGCCTCACCATTAGATTCTTCTCCAACGACTTTAGAAGTTTCAACAGTTCCAACTGCCTGTTCAAAACTATCTGCAAAAGTTGAATCAGTAATCTCGCCGTTTCCTTCTGTATTAGCTTGTACTTCTGTATTACTGTCTACCATTTTCTCTCTCCTGTGGGCGTAGTACGTATCCACTATTTATTTTAACCGTGTCCTAGAACGGGCGGTTAAGTTCCCTCACCATTATAAGCACCATTTCTATAGTCCATTTGCTGTCTGTCACGCTTTATATCGTCAATGATTCCACGGACTTTAATAATAGCACCTTTTATCTTTAGAGAATTGTCTCCTTCAGCATTAATCAAATCTTCTTTCCATTCATTTATATATAGATTAAGTAATTGTAAAACACTACCAACACCAGGTTGATCAGAGAGTGGTCTAATTCTGCTAGTTAAATCTCTAATCTCTTTACTCATCAACGGCCTCTTTGAATGCACCTTCAAAGTCTTCAGCGTTTTCAATTGCCAAGTCGGTTATCTGAATTTCAACACGATTCCTGGTACCTTCCTTGTTTTCTATGTTCTGGTCACTTGACAGACTAGTGATTAATGCTTTTGCATTGATACTAATAACTGTATCAATCTCGAGGTCTTTTAGTTTAAGACCAAGTTTCTTTAACTCTTCATTATTAAGAGTTAACCTTAGACCCCATGGATATTTTTCGTAGTAGCTATTACCAGTAGTAGGCATAGATTCCACTGCTTCTTTTTTAGCATCTTCCGGTTTTGGTCTTTCCATACTTATAAGATTCATCATTGTGTCCCCATTCTTTCAGACATTGGTCTACCAACCCCTGCTGCTTGTTGGGTAGCTTGTGTAATAAAATCTTCGATACCACCAACCTTTTCAGCAAGCATCTGCATCCCACCTTCAAGTTGCTTTATAACTGATTCAAGCTGATTGAATCCCGCGCCTTGCTGTGTTTCCTGTGCTGCTACTACTGCTGCCTGGCGTTGCTCCATAATTGCACTATGCTCATCTTCAGTATACACAGCTTCATCACCACCAATATCTGTCGACTCTGACCAACGTCGTAATAAATTGCCGCGCTTAATCCAAGTTACATCTTCTGGATTTAACGTCATGTGCAAGAATGTTTGTATCTGCTGCGCTCGAATCTCTTTCGCCATAAGAGCAGTAGAACCACGAGCAATAATCTTCATATCTCCTTTAATGTCTTGCTTATCATTAAATTCCATATTCCAGTTATACATGCTAGTTATAAACGGTTTTGTTATGCCATCATCAAACATTTTAACTAAATCTGATAGGCCAACATTTGCCTGCCCCATAAGCATCGATAAACCTGAAGCAGTTCGACCTGCACCACTTACTCTAGCATCACCTTGTAAGTAGCGCGGCACTATTGTAACTTCATCGCCAAGTCTACTGAATAATCCGTACATGTTAAGGAATTCAGGGGTGTATGAAGCTATTGTTTTAACTCTAACAACTTCTTTACCTGCTATATCAGCATCACGTCCTGTACGCAACCATACTTTAAATGCGCCAATATCTGATGGGTCTTCACCATCAGCAAGTAGGTCAACATTGACTTCATATTGAGGGCCAGCACAGTGTGCAGCGTTATCGATCATTGCTCTAATAGAAGCATTGACTAAACGCTGTGGGTCTCTCATTATAGATGCTATACCCTCACCATATATAGATGTTTCATCCTTATCAAAATAGTAAACATAATAAGGAATCACTAAGCCAGTGATTGGTTGAATCTCAACTTTAATAACTGTCTTGTCAAGTATCCATATATTGCACGGCACATCATCATCAACGCCAAGTGTTTTAGTGATTTCTAAGAAACGCTCTGGGTCAAGTTCAAGTAAATCACTTACTGATGCATACCCCCAATATTCAACAACCTCATATGCACCTTTAATAGGAGGCCGTGGTGAAGTGTTTGATTCTTTTAAATTGTATAATTCATTTTCAAAACTGGCATAGTCTGCTTTTCCATCTGGATTTGACGATATATACTCTTTAATGAAAGTCCCATCAAAATCTTCGCGCGCCGCAAGTTGTAGTAACTTGTGTCGTGGCATAACGTGACGTTCACAAAAGAATCTACATAAATCTTTATCTGTTACAGATAAGTCAGGATATATATCCCAAATTGGCTTAAACTCAGCATACGGTCTATTTATTTTCTTTTGGGTTAGGACCCATGACCATGAAGTAACCTGATTACCAGTAGCATCAACTGTTACTTTTTGTTGCATCTCCCAGTGTGGTTCAATGACCTGATCAACCAACGGACCTTTTAACCAACCAGTTCCATACAAATGTCCTGAATGCATTACATCGCGAATTATGCTACGGTACTTAATTTCAGATAACTGATCATTTATTTCTGTGGACATTTTCTTTGCTGTTTCAGTAGCAAACGTCTGAATAGCAAGGTCCATTTCACTTTTAGTAGGTTGGCGATCTTCACCTGCCGCTTTTATAACTGCTGTTACCTGTGCAAGTAAATCTTTTTCTATTGGAGCAGGGACA